GGCGCATCTTCGTATTGGAAAAGAAATGAGCCAACAAGAATTTTATGAAACAGTCCAACGTCAAGAGGAACACATGAAAGACTTTTTAGAACAAGCGAAAGAAGATCTCAGGGGTGTGGAGTACTGCCCTTACTGCTTAGAGCCTCGCAATGACAAGCGCTCATGCTGCGAGGAAAACCACTTCATCAACTTTGAAGACTTTGATGATGACACTCAAAAAGACATCATCCAAGATGAATACGATGCAACATTTGGAAAGTAATGCAATGAACGTCTATAAAAAACTTAATGATGCTCGTCATAAGTTTCACAGTATTGAATTGAAAAAGTCAGGCCACAACAAGTTTGCTGGCTACAAATACTTTGAGCTTGGTGACTTCATCATTCCAGCCTTAAGAATTTTGGATGAGGTTGGATTGACAGCCATCATCAGCTTTGGCAAAGAAACAGCAGACATGCGGATTGTCAACAACGATAAGCCAGAAGAGATGATCGTCATTGAAACACCTATGTCTAGCGCAGCTTTAAAGGGCTGTCACGAGGTCCAAAACCTTGGGGCAGTACAGACCTACCTTAGACGCTATTTGTGGGTTGCAGCGCTTGAAATCGTTGAACACGATGCGTTGGATGCAACTACTGGGGTCAAGGGTACAGCACCTGTTGTAACCCCTCGTGGTGGCATTGGTGACGACCTTCCTGAGGACATTAAGAGTTTCTTGCGTGATTTGGCAAGTAGCGTAGAAGAATTGGTCAACCAGGGGAAGGCAGCAGAGTCCCTTGCAATGATTGATGAACAGGCATTGGAAGCTGATCAGCGTGTCTGGTTGGCTAACCAAATGTCATCCACTGTGCGTTCAGCACTTAAAAAAGCAAAAGGGTAATACATGGAATACGATAAAACTGATAAAGGCTCATTGTTTACCAATGACAAAAAAGAAACAGAAAAGCACCCTGATTACAACGGGTCTATCAACATAGGTGGTAAGGACTACTGGATTTCTGGATGGAAGAAGAAGTCAGAGAAGACAGGCAAGACTTTCTTGAGCCTTTCTGTTCGTGAAAAACAAGACACCCCCCGTCAAAGTTCTGAGCCTACCCGTAAGCCCAAGCCTGATTTCATTGATGACGATATGCCTTTTTAGGCTTGCAACTAGTAATGTAAGTTACTAAAACCCATTAATTTTTGGGGCCGAAAGCGGATGCTGGCGAACTTGTGGGTTCATCCACGACCAGACGCAGCGAGTAGGCCCCCTTTATAAAAGAAAACCATGTTCACAATTGAAAAAAACATTCCCCTGTCTTCAAGAAAAGCTTATCCATTTGACCAAATGGAAGTGGGTGATTCTTTCTTGATCCCCTGTACTGACTCTAAAAAGATCAGCTACATCCGAGCACAGATCAATAACTCAAAGAAGGTTTACCCTGATAAGGTGATCTCTACCCGCAAAGAAGAAGGTGGATTGCGTGTTTGGCTGCTTGCCAAAGGATGAATATGAGTTACGCAGATGTCGAAATGCAAATTATCCAATGGGCAGAAGCTCGAAGGATTATTCCAAATTCAAGCCCTGAAACACAACTGTTAAAGGCGATGTCTGAACTTGGTGAGCTGGCAGATGCCACCATCAAGAGAGATCCTGAAGGCATTGTTGATGGAGTTGGCGATGTGATGGTCTGCTTGATCAACTATTGCGCTTTGCAAGACATTAATTTGGTGAGCTGCATGAAGATGGCCTACCAAGAAATCAAGGACCGTAAAGGAACTTTGATGCCAAATGGTGTTTTTGTTAAGGAGTTGTGATGCTTTGCGATACTTGCCCAACACCAGAGATCTGTGAAATACATGGCTGCACACCAATTGTGTGTGTACCGCCATCTGCCCTTGATAAACAGGTATCAGGTAACCACTACAAAGACAAAGGCATTCAGCCCATTGTTTACATTCTTGCTAACGATTTAGGGTTTTGTGAAGGCAACGTAGTGAAATACGTTACCCGTCACAAGGAAAAAAATGGAGCTGCTGACATCAAGAAAGCAATCCATTACCTAGAACTGCTGCTTGAGCTTGAGTATCAGGCCAAGACCTCTAGCGCATGATTAATGTGCTTGATACGGTCCTCTAACCCGATTACACCCCCATTGATCTTCTTGGTCATGGCGGTGTAGTCTTTTGCATCGGCCTCTTTGTTTAGGCCACGCTTATTCCAAAACCATGCAGCACTCAAAGTTGCATATTTTGGAGACAACAAAAGGTCAGGCGAATGAATAAAGTCCTCTTGCAAGGCATCCCCACAGAGAGTGTAGTTATCCTTCCCGGTCAACTGGATCAGGCCACGGCCTTTATACAGACTACCTTCCTCGGTTTCTTCGGTTCCATTCCCCATACGACCACCGTATACCTTGTTTGCGATCTTGTCGGGATTGCGGTGATACGGCTGTGCTGCCTGAAGATTTGGAAATCGGCTAGGCCAAACACGGCATAAAGCTTCTGCTGAGTAATTTAAGTTTTCCTGCAAAGTCTTGAAGTTACCTGACTCGTGAGCGCATTGACCAATGAAAGCAGCTATACGCAGTGGTGTGTTGATCTCATACCGTTGCATAGCATTATTCAAAGGCTCTAGCCAATCGTCATCAATGTGGAGTTCTTTAAGTTGTTCAGCAGTAATCACTTTGCTTCCTTGTCTTTATTTGCCTTCATGTCCATGATCTTTTCAAGGGTCCGTCCCCCAAAGTAAAAGGACATGACCAGCATTCCCCACTGGCCCAGCAACTGGACATACGATTGATTGGTGTCGTAATCAAAGGCTGACATCATGGCAAAGGTGAAATACCCTCCCAGGATCATCAGAAGGGTCATAGGGCGAATGTTTTTAGAAAGCCATGAGTCACTACTCATATCTGCTTTAAGGCGGTCTGTGAGGTTGTTTTGCTCTGTTTTGTAAAGCTCAGTCTCGTTAGCCATTTTTGCCAACTCACCGTCTTGAGCCATCTTTGCTAGATCAAGTTGTGCTTTGGCTTTGGCTTCAGGATCAGGAATAAGCTTATCAATAAGCTTGCCACCTACTTCAAGTAATGCGGTTAATGGAAACATCAATTACCTCTCTTGGTTAGCATTGCGCTGGCAATCTCCAGCATGAACTTTGTCTGCTCAATATCCGTAGGTGGTTCAGCCCAACCCACAGTTATCTGGCCTACAAAACGATGTGAGTCAGGTGGAACGCTTATACGGCATGTATAGGTCACACCCTTCTCTAAGTACCACAGTCCCACTTCTGATTGGGCATAGCGGTAATCCCCACAAGGGACTTCATTGGTCATCAACTTGACGACATCGCTATTGTTAGCAGTGTTCTGACTAAACAGCCCTACATCGATATCCTCAATGGATTTGTCCCTGCCATCTTTTGTGTAAGCCTTGTAAAGCACACGACTGTTAAACAATGGGTTGACTTTAAACACTGCAACAACAGTAGCCCCCGTCTTCTTTAAAAGCATTGAGCTTGCATCATCGGCTCTTGCTGTATTGATCTCAGGCAGCTTTTTAGATTCCTTGTAAGCATCCCTCATAAACTCTTGGTTCTGCCAAAGAAAGTAACCAGAGAAAACAATGACCCCCATAAGAATGGCTGAAAAAAGCTTAAAGGGACTGTCTACATAAGCCAGTACCTTGTCCACAATGGTTTCAGGTTTTTCGCTCATTTTTTGATGTACATCATGTAGATGATGATGCCGTAGATCAACATAACAGCCAGAATAACTGTAGAAATACCAATTGCAAAATACTCAATCAATTGCTTTGTCTTTGCTCTACGAGCCCTGATGGCCTTGATCTCTGCCTCTTTTTCTTCCCTACGTCTACGAGCTGCTGCTGCTTGGTACTTCTGCCAATCCTGCCACATACCTGGACGACCAGCATAGATCATGCGTTCACGCAGTTCAACTTCTTGAGCGTTTAGCTTTTCAAGGGCAAAGAACTCTTCAATGTCTGAGCGATTACCCTTCTCATTGACCTTTGCTTGTATCTTGGCTTTGTTATCAAAGTAGTCAAAGACCCGTGAGCCAAGGTCAGACAAGTCCTTGCCATTTGCTAGTGCGCCTTTAATAACAGCAAAGGCCGCATTGGCGGCAGCAAGTTCAGCCAGCATAAGCCCACCAGAAAATCTTTAAACACCAGACGATGAATGAAACCAATAGAGCCGCTGCAATAAATGCAATGGCCCAATCTTTCATTTTATGTGGTCTTTAATTGTTTGCCACCAAATAGCAATAAAAGCAAATAACCCACTTATAAACAGTACAGGTTTTGCAATCTTTCCAAGCATTTCAAGAACCAAAAAAGCACCAGCAGCAGCCTCAAAAGCTTTTACTACGCCCTGGGTATTGCTATCAATACGGTCTACTTTTTCTTCAACCAGTATTAAACGAGCATAGATTTCCGCATGTGATACTTCTTTGTCCATGATTTATCTCATATAGGCAGATGGAGGAGCGATGCCACGACCAGCACC